AGACCGGGCGGCTTCTCACGCCGATTGAATTTCCCCTTTTTCAAATGGAATCAGCAAATGGCCGGAGTCAAAGGTAAGAGCGGAGGTCCGCGGAAGAATGCGGGCGGTGCTCGGCCTGGGGCTGGCCGGAAGCCAAAACCCAAGCCTGAGACCCCGCAGATCCCCGAGTGCGACATGCTGACGATGCTGCAGAACGTCGCTCTCGGACGGGTCGAGGCGACGTCGCTTCAGGTGCGCGCAGCGATTGCTGCGGTCCAGTACACGCACACCAAGAAGGGTGACGGCGGCAAGAAGGACGAGAAGGCCGAACAGGCTAAGAAGGCCGCTGCCGGTCGATTCAGCGCCGCGCCATCGCCCAAACTGGTCGTGAACAACAAGTAACGTGGTCGAAGCCGAATATCAGCGCCTGACGTGCGGCAGGTGCTGCGGAGCCGTGCCCGTGTTCAAGAGTGGGAGGCCGCGCAAGTTCTGCTTCGGTTGCCAGCCGAAGCCAGAGCCGCGGCCCAGGAAGCCGTACACGCCGCGCGTGGAACTGGTCGCTCGGTGTGGAAATCCTCGGTGCGGCGCGGAGTTCTCGGCGACCTACTCGCGGCAGAAGTTCTGCTCTGCGGCGTGCCGGAATGGGGTCAACAACATCGCCGGTCAGGAGCGCCGACGAGACCGATGTGAGCGCAGCTGTGGCGAATGTGGAAGCGCGTTCGCGCCGGGCTACGGCGATCGTCGGCAGAAGTACTGTTCGATCGACTGCCGGACCAAGCATGAATACCGGCAGAGCGCGGGCAGCACGCACCGTCGGCGTGCCAAGAAGCACGGCGGCGCCTACGTGGAGTTCAAGAAGATCGAGGTTTTCGAGCGCGACGGTTGGCTGTGCCGCCTGTGCGGCATTGCGACGCCCCGCGAAAAGCAAGGGCTGCGCGTGCATGACGCGCCGGAGCTCGACCACATCGTGCCCTTGGCCGTTGGCGGCGACCATTCGAAGGACAACACGCAATGCCTCTGCAGGTCATGCAATGCGCTGAAGGGCGCGCGCACCATGCAGCAGGTAAGAGCGTGGCTGGCGGGCTGATCTGATGGAGCGCTCAACCGCTTGCCCGGACTGGGCGGCTAGGCTGCGCGCGGGCGAGTCGATCGTTCCGCCGCCGTTGTTCCCGGCCGAGGCAGCGCGAGCGCTTGAGGTGTTCAAGGCGCTTCGGATCGTCGATGCGCCCGGAAGCCCGACCTTCGGAGAGGCCTGCGGACAGTGGGTCTTCGACATCGTCGCCTCGATCTTCGGGGCGTACGACCCGGAGACTGGCCGCCGGCTGATCACCGAGTGGTTCATCCTGATCCCGAAGAAGAACAGCAAGTCCACCATTGCTGCCGGGATCATGATGACGGCGCTGATCCTGAACTGGCGCCGGTCCGGCGAGTTCTCGATCTTGGCCCCGACGATCGAGGTCGCGAACAACAGCTTCGGCCCGGCGCGCGACATGACGCGGCCGGACGTGGACGAGGAGTTGGGTGCGCTGATGCACGCTCAGACCCACGTCAAGACGATCACCAACCAGGCGACGGACGCCTTTCTCAAGGTGGTGGCAGCTGACTCGAGCACGGTCGGCGGGAAGAAATCGGTTGGGACGCTGGTTGATGAGCTCTGGCTTTTCGGCAAGGTGGCGAACGCCGAGAACATGCTGCGCGAGGCGATCGGCGGCCTGGCGTCGAGGCCCGAGGGCTTCGTGATCTACCTGACCACGCAGTCGGACGACCCGCCGGCTGGCGTGTTCAAGCAGAAACTCGACTACGCGCGCGACGTGCGCGACGGGAAGATCGAAGACAACCGCTTCGTGCCGATCATCTACGAGCACCCGCCCGAGATGGTCGCGAAGGGCGAGCACCTGCTGCTTGAGAACCTGGCGATGGTGAACCCGAACATGGGCTACTCCGTCGATCGGGAGTTCCTCGAGCGGGAGTTCAAGAAGGCGAGCGAGGCCGGCGGCGATTCGTTCCGCGGCTTCATGGCCAAGCACGGGAATGTCGAGATCGGCATGAACCTGCGCGCCGACCGCTGGGCCGGCGCTGACTTCTGGGAGCAACAGGGCAAGCTGCCGGGCATGACGCTCGACGACCTGCTGGAGCGCTCTGAGGTGGTCGACGTCGGGATCGACGGCGGCGGTCTGGATGACTTGCTCGGCCTGGCTGTGATCGGGCGGGACAAGAAAACCCGGGAATGGCTGCTCTGGACCCACGCATGGGCCCATCCATCGGTGCTCGAGCGGCGCAAGAGCGAGGCGCCGCGGTTTCAGGACTTCGCCAAGGATGGCGACCTGACGCTGGTCCGCGCGATCGGTGAAGACGTCGAAGAGGTTGCCGACATCGTCGCGCGCTGCGAGATGTCTGGGCTGCTGGACAAGGTCGGCTGCGACCCGGCCGGTTTGGGCGCGATCCTCGACGCGATGGTCGAGGCCAACGTCCCGCAGGAGAAGGTCATCGGCATCCGGCAAGGCTGGTCCATGACGGGAGCGGTGAAGACGCTCGAACGAAAGCTCGCCGAGGGGGCATTCCTCCACGGCGCGCAAAAGATGATGGCTTGGTGCGCTGGCAATGCCCGCATCGAGCTCCGCGGCAACGCGGTTGTGATCACGAAGGCTGCTTCCGGCACCGCCAAGGTCGATCCGCTGCTTGCCTCAATGAATGCGGTGACGCTCATGAGCCTCAATCCCGCCGCTGTCGGCCAGTCCTTCTGGGAAACGGAATCCGCGTGAAACTGATTGACCGACTGTTCGGGCGCAAGGCGGCCCAGCTCACCTACGACCAGGTCGCAAGCCTGATCGACGGCACGGGCGGGGGAACTGTCGCCGGCGTGCCCGTGACGGACAAGACCGCACTGCAGGTTTCGACCGTGCTGGCGTGCGTGCGCGAGATTGCCAACGGCTGCGCGACGCCGGACCTCCATGTGTACCGCGACAAGCCCAACGGCGGCAGCGAAAAGGCGACCAACATTCCGGAATATCGGCTGCTGAGTCGTCGCCCGAACGAGTGGCAAACGTCTTTCGAATGGCGCCGGATGATGACGATGCACGCCGCGTTGACCGGCGCCGGCCTGTCTTTGAAGGTCCGCGGTGACAACCGCCGGGTGCGCGAGCTGATCCCGGTGCAGCCGGGGCGCTGGGATGTGCGGAAGGTGTCTCGCTACGAGGTGCGGTATCGGTGCTGGGATGAGTTCGGCCTGATCGGCGAGTTCGAGCCCGACGATGTGTTCGTCCTGAACGGCGTGCAGTGGGATTGGATCGGCAGCCTGAACGCCGTAGCCCTCGCGCGCTCCGCGATCGGCTTGGCGATGGCCACCGAGCGCAGCCAGGCCGCCATGCATGCGAATGGCCTGAGGCCGAGCGGCACGTATTCGGTGACGGGGACGCTTGACAAGGAGCAACACGAAAAGTTGACCGCTTGGCTCAAGTCTCGGGGCGGCCCGGACAAGGCCGGCGACCCGATGGTTCTGGACCGCGACGCCAAGTGGCTGCAGACCAGCCAGACCGGTGTCGATGCTCAACACGTCGAAACGCGCCGGCTGCAGATCGAGGAGATTTGTCGGGCCTATGGGGTGTTCCCGGCAATCATCGGCCACTCCGACAAGGCGTCGACGTATGCCAGCGCCGAGTCGTTCTTCGAGGCGCATCTGCGGCAGACGCTGAAGCCTTGGCACAAGGCCTGGCGCGACCGCATCGACGAGACGCTGCTGGATGGGTCGGGACCGCTCTATGTGGACTTCGACACCCGCTACATGGTCGCCGGCTCCATGAAGGACCGCGCGCAATGGGCCCGGACGATGGCCGAGATGGGCATCTACACCCGCAACGAGATCCGCGACGAGGAGGGGAAAGACCCCCTGCCTGGCCTGGATGAGCCGCTGACGCCGATGAACATGAACAGCGGCAAAGAGGAAGGAAAACCCAATGAAGATGACCAGCAAGCAGACGCTTGAGTGCCGCGACGCCGGCGGCGGGCGCGAAACGCGCTCGTTCGCCCTGCAGATCAAGGCCACCGGCGACGATGGCTCCGTCGAGGGCTACGGCTCCGTCTTCGGTGTGCGCGACAACTACGACGACGTCATCGCCAAGGGCGCTTTCCTCGCGTCGCTGAAGGAGCACAAGGCGGCCGGCACGATGCCCGCGATGCTCTGGCAGCACGACTCTGGCGAGCCGATCGGTGTCTGGACGGACATGGTCGAGGACGCCAAGGGCCTGAAGATCACCGGCAAGTTGGCGCTCGAGACCGTCCGAGGCAAGGAAGCGCACGCGCTCCTGAAGATGGGCGCGCTCAATGGCCTGTCGATCGGCTTCATGTCCAAACAGTGGGCCTACGACCGCGAGACCGAGGTCCGCACCCTCACTGAAATCGACCTGTGGGAAGTGTCCCTTGTGACCTTCCCGGCGAACGAAAAAGCACGCGTGACGAACGTCAAGTCCTCGCCGGACGACGTCGCCACGCCGAAAGACGCCGAGAAGATCCTGCGTGAGGCAGGGTTTTCGAAAGCTGACGCGACCGCTCTGGTTTCGCGTCTCATGCGACTGGGAGACGAGCGGAGAGAGTCCGCGCAATCGACCGCGCAGGCAATGAAAGCGGCCGACCGGCTGCTCAGTTCCCTCAACTCCTGAAAGACCATCATCATGAAAAAGACCCTTCTGGCCGTCATGGCCGTCCACATGGCCGCTTTCCAGGCCAAGGCCAGCGCCGCCGCCTTCTACGAGAAGCGCGAAGATCCCTCCATCAAGTCCGTTGCGGAAGCGCTCGACAAGATCGCCACGGCGTTCGACGAGTACAAGCAGACGAACGATGCCCGCCTCGAGGCCGTCAAGAAAGGTCAATCGACCGAAGCCTTCGAAGCCAAGCTTGCCCGCATGGACGAGCACATCGACGCCATCAACGAGGCCAAGAGCCGCCTCGAGAAGGTCGAGACCAAGCTGGCCCGCCCCGGCGCGCTGGACGGCGACCGCAAGGAAGGTGAATCGAAGGAAGCCGCCGAGTACCGCGGCGCGTTCCTGAGCTGGGCCCGTAACCCTGGCGACCCGGAGCGCCGCACCGCGCTGCAGCAGCGCGCCAAGGCCCTGCGCCAGGTCGAATCCAAGGCCGATCAAGACGGTTTCGAAACCCGTTCGACCCAGACCGTCACCTCGACGGGCTCGGCCGGCGGCTTCGCACTGCCCGAGATCATCGAGCGCCAGATTGCCCGCCTGTCGGTGGACATCAGCCCGATCCGCCAGATCTCGACCGTCCGCACCGTCGGCAGCCCGGACTACAAGGAACTGTTCGACGTGAACGGTGCGGCTTTCGAGTGGGTGGCGGAAGCCGGCACGCGCAGCCAAACCAACACGCCCGACCTGGCTGAAGTGGCCCCGACCTTCGGCATGGCCTCCGCCAAGCCGCAAGCGTCGGAAGAGTCGCTCGACGACCTGTTCTTCGATGTCGAGAACTGGCTGGTCTCCTCGGCTGCGGAAGCGATCGCCCAAGGTGAAGGCGTTGCCTTCGTCAGCGGCAACGGCACCAACAAGCCGACCGGCTTCCTGGCCGGCCCGACCCCGGTGACCACGGTGGACGCCTCGCGCGCCTTCGGCACGCTGCAGTACATCGCCTCTGGCCAAGCCGCTGCGATGCCGACCAGCGCCGACATCTTCTACGACGTCATCTACTCGCTGCGTGCGCGCTACCGCAACAACGCTCGTTGGGTCACCAACAAGCTGGTGCTGGCCGCCATGCGCAAGTACAAGGACTCGCAGAACCAGTACCTGTGGCAGCCGTCGCTCGTGGCTGGTGAGCCCGCGACGTTCCTGGGCTACGGCATCACCGAAGCCGAGGACATGCCCGCAGTCGGCGCCGGCGCCTTCCCGATCGCCTTCGGCGACTTCAAGGAGGGCTACCTGATCGCCGATCGCGTCGGCATGCGCATGACCCGCGACGAGATCACGACCCCCGGCTTCGTGAAGTTCTACGTGCGCAAGCGCGTCGGCGGCAAGCTGCGCAACACGCAAGCGATCAAGCTGCTGAAGATCGCCGCTTCCTGATTCGTCGGGACTTTGAGGAAGGCCGGCCACTGCGCCGGCCTTTTTCATTCCAGGAGCAGAAATGCACAAGCTGACGATCAAAAAGGACTGCACGTACTTCCACAAGGGGTACGAGCGCAAGGACTACGAGGCCGGCCAAGAGGTCGAGACCGACGACGACGAGTTCGCTGCTGTCGCTAAGGGCGAGGGCTGGGCTGTCGCTGCTGGCGAGAAGGCTGCAAAGCCCGCCGAGAACAAGGCCCGCAAGGCCGCTCCCGAGAACAAGTAAGGACTCTCGCCATGAGCAAGACGAACACATTCGAGAACGACCTTCTCCTTCTCATCTTCAATAACACCGACATCGCTTTGATCGGCGATGCTGCTGGCCTCCAGAACTCTGCTGCTGCGGGATCGCTTTACATCAGCCTGCACACGGCGGATCCGGGCGAGGCCGGCGACCAGACGACCAACGAGATCGCCTACACCAGCTACGCGCGCGTGGCTGTGGCGCGCTCTGGCGCTGGCTTCACGGTGAGCACCAACACGGTCGCATTTGCGGCTGCTGTGACGTTCCCGGCCGGCACCGGCGGCAGCGGCACGGCAACGCACTTCGGCATCGGTGCATCTTCGTCCGGCGCCGGCAAGCTGCTCTACAAGGGCGCGCTCTCGCCGTCCGTGGTGTGCGGCTCTGGCGTTACCCCGCAGATCAACGCGGGCGTCGTCGTCACGGAAGACTGATGACCGCCTTCCTGACCCGCGCCTCGCAGCAGTACAACGCGCGGGTCAACCCATATTCGGTGAACGCGACGATCCCGTCCGGGATGCAAAACCCGGTTCGCGGGATCAAGGTCACGATCAGCCACGCTGCCGGCGCGCCGTGGCCTGCCGGGCCGGTTGCAGAGGTCTCGCTGACCGGGCCCGATGGGCGGTTGCAGGGCTTCACGTTCTCCGGTGGGCAAGAGGTATTCCGCGGCGTGCAGCGCAACTTCCGCTCCTGCATGTGGGAGATCCAGGAGGGCGAACCTTTTCCGGCTGGCGCCTATGTGATGGCGTTCAAGGTGCTGCAGACGGTCACGGCCGGAGTTCTGATCGAGTATTTCCAGTAAGGGGCTGCCGTGGCAATCACCGTCCCGAATGTAGTCAAGGTCACAGGGAGCGGCGTCACCAGCGTTACCTCTTCAGGCGTCACGACGACGACTGGCTCTACGTTCACGGTCTCGTCAACCGCGGATTTCGGCGTCACGATTAACACGCCGACGGACAGCAAGAGCAACGCATACGGGGCTCTTGGGACTTCGCAAGTTGATGACTCCAACGCGTTTCGCCTGTCGGTCTTCTACAAAGAGAACGGGGCGGGTGGCGCAGGACACACCGCAACTGTTGGGTACAGCGCCAGCACCTACCCAACAGCCTATTTTTCGGAGGTCGCTGGTGCCGCCACGGCCTCATATGACAGCGGCTCGCTTGCCGCGGCCGGTGACAACAACGGCAGCCCGCACGATGTCACGAGCGGCACGTTCGCCCAAGCGAACAATGCAGTCCTGACGTGGATCGGCTGCGATGGCGGTGGGACTCGAGCCTATTCGTGCTCTGGGTTCACTGTCACGCAGGAGACGGACGGGAACAACTATTGGACCGGCGCCACAGGCTACAAGCTGGTGACGGCCACCAC